TCGTTCTTTGATTCTTTGACCTATCATATTATCCATGTTTCCTCCAATCTCTAAAATAAGAAAAACTCTAAAAAACGAGTTGACAAAACTCGGATATTAGAGTAGTATTATTTTAGGGTTAGAAATAAACCAAGCAACAAAATAACACATCGCCTAAATCAAGGCAATACAAAACAGCCGTTCGGGCTGTTCGGCAAAAGTAAGTCCTCCGTTTCAGGAGAAATAATAAGTAAGTGTTTTTTGAGATTCCATAGCAGAGTTGGCGCTCTGCTATGGAAAGTGATCCGAACATTGAGTTGGCGCTCGATCGGATCGCATCATCAAATGATGATGATTTAATAAGTTGGTTCCATATGGATATTACAGAACAAGCCTGGCAGCTTTTTACATTCTGTATATGTTCTGGAGCCGTTTGGGTAGGAAATGAAATGTACTAAATCTGGATCTTTTTGTACAAAATCAGGATGATTTTATCCTGTATTGATATAAAAATGTCCAATTTCATTCCTATCTGCATTTTAACACAAGGTACCACAAACTTCCATTATGTTTATACCTTTTTTTTGGAAGTAGAAGGGAGAATGCATGGAAAATAAGGAAGAAATTGTCGCTAGATTAAAACTTTTATTAATGGCGACAAGAGCAGGAAGCAATATTCAGGATCTGAAACTCAATGATGCTAAAAATAAAGTGACCATAGTTTTTAAAGCTGGTGGAGAACGAGTTGTAGATATCATAGGAGATTCTGGATATGCGATTATCATTGATGTGATGAAACATATTTAAAGGAGAAAAAATGAAACATGATAAAAATGAGCTAAAAATTGCTCAGAGGATAGATGATACTATTGAAAAAATATGTACTGAGATAGATGAAAGAGTGGAACAAAAGGAACTATGCAATGAGGAAATTGAGGCTCTTGCCAAATTAGCAAAAGCAAGAGCCTGCCTTAGCTAGTTTTCATCAGCTGTGTTGAGTTCTGCTAATTTATTATAGATTTCCTGCATGAGAGTTGTAATTCGTTTTGGTTCATTAACATCAAACGAATGAGTATAGTTAGATAATCTGGATGCAGTAAGCTCAACTGTTTTGACGATTAGTTCATCATTTGTCATGTTATCAGCTCCTTTATTTGTATTTCAGTACTGCAATACTGATATGACAAGTATAGGAAGAAAAAATAACAAATACAAGATGAAAAATACAATTAATTTATCTCAGAATTTTTGACAAAAAGCGAGAGGATATAAGAAAAGCATGAAAAACGGAAAACACCCGACGCTTGCTCAGAAGAAATTCATGAAGAGCTGCGGACTTGATCCAGATGATTATCTGGTAGTTAAAAATACACAGGAATTTCTTGAGGTAGTGAGTAAGACAGCATTGAAGAAACAGCAGATTATGGGAGTGAAGGCTCACACTAAGAAAATTTTTTATGAAAAGCATTGAAAGTGAACATTAAAAAATTTTTACTCTGACATATTCAAAATGTAACAAAAACATGAATGAGAAAGGATGGTTTTATGAAGATTGAATTTGGACTTACTGAGAAAGAATTACAAGAAATACGAAAACTACGTGTACAAGCAAGCTTAGCTGTAGGGGATTTTCAGGAAAAAGAAGATACAGGATCACTTACCGAGCAAGAGAAAAAAGAATATTCGGATATGATTTGGCTGGAGGTTTTACTTAATAGGATAGAGACACTCGCAGACAATCAAAAGGCATTCAATGATAGGAAAAACATCTATATAGAGCGTCATCCGTATAGACCTCTGCCAGAGGCTGAGAAGCAGGGACTGACAGAGGAAGAAATATTCCGAAAAGAGTATGGATTATATACAGATTTCGTTTATCACCGTAAATGGGTTGAAAAATTTAAAGAGATTTACGGACGTGAGCCAAAACCGCTTTAATTACAGCTTGATAATGATAAAAAACCTCCTATGCATTTAATAAAGTAAGAATAACACAAGGCGGTGATGAATACGAGCATAAAGGGAAAAAAGCCAAAATATTCAAAGGTTGGGAAAAAGATAAAAAAGGGGCTGATTGACAAGAACATGACAGCAAGGGAACTGGCAGATCAGGTGGGAACCAGTCCACAGTATTTAAATAAGATCATTCATGGAGTCAGACCAGGAAATAAGTATCTGGCAGAGATCGGCAGAATATTAGAAATTGACCTTGCAGCATGAAGGGAGTGGGAAGATGGCTGAGGTTTATATAAGTTTATCGGAAGCGGCAGAACTGGAGAATATAAAATATAACACACTTGTTCAGCAGATAAAAAGAAATCCCGAAAAATTTCAGCTTCGAAAAGAGCAGCGCACAGACGGTGGAAAAGACTTATCCATGATTGCTCTTTCATCCTTATCCAAGAAAGCTGTGGCTGCATATAAGGAGCGTCAGAAGCTTGCGGAAGTTCCGGCTGTTTCCGGTATGGAAGAGGTTGCGGTGAGCGGGGAGAGCGAGGTGCCGTGGTATGTGAATGAAGATGTGGATTATTTCATGGAGCAGCATAAGACCGAATGGTATACGGCAATGGAACTGGGAAATATTATCCGGGAGTTTCTCGACTACGACAGCGCAGGGCGGACAGAATTTGCCGAACACTTCGCACAGGAGCGGCTTGGAAAAGGAAAGCGGACGCTATACCGGTACGCAAAGAGTTATCTGGAAGCCTCAGCATGGGCGGATAAGTTCCACAAGGAAGATGGCGGAAATTATGAATTTTACAAAGTCTTGTGCCTGTGCAGAAAGCCGAAGGAAGCCGGAACATTTCCAAGCTTCTCAGCAGAGGTAAAGCAGGTGATCCTTAATATCTGGTTCAATAAGGATTTTGCCAGGAATCAGGGGACAAGGGAAATGCTTTATACAAAGCTTCAGGCGGTGGCTTCGGTTAACGGATGGGAAAGAATCCCATCGTATCAGTCGGTTGCACGGTATATCGCCCATATCATGTCAGACGAAGGAATGCGGAATGCATGGTATCTGGCAAGCCGCGGCGAACGTGAATATAAGAATAAAGTCATGGTCAAGGGCGAGCGTAATACACACGATCTCAAGGTGATGCAGGTGGTCATGGGCGACGAGCATACCTTCGACTGCTGGGTTGCTTACGAGAATCCAAACGGCAAGGTCACGGCGATCAAGCCGCATCTGGCAGCGTGGGTGGACATCCGGAGCAGGATGATCATCGGAGATGTTATGTGTAAGGATGCCAACAGTGACGTCCTGAAGGAATCACTGTTGAAGATGATCTATCACGATGCGGAGAGTGTACCGGAATACATATACATAGATAATGGTAAAGATTACACAGCCAAGAACATGACCGGATACGACAGAAACGACCGCCAGAGGACAGGTTTTGATGATGCCACAGTGGGATTTTACAAGTCAATCGGCATTCAGGACTATCACAGAGCTTTACCATATTATGCATGGACAAAGGGACAGATTGAGAGATTCTTCGGTACGGTCTGCAAGAGATTTTCCAAATGGTTCACAAGCTATACCGGAACACTGACCGGTTCCAAGACATTTGCCAAGGTGGAAAAGGACATTGATGGCATGCTGGAACGCGGCGAACTGCTGACGATGGACGAGTTTTATAAGGTATGGACAAACTGGCTGCAGAACGAGTACATGGTCAAGCAGAGCGGGGCACTGAAACGTCAGGGAGAGAAATACACGACACCGAAAAGTTGTTTCGACAATGAAGAGAGATATTATAAGGCAGCTCCACCAAAGAGTTATGCAACGATCCTGATGATGAAATCAGAGCACAAATTTGTTTATAACGTAGGGATCAAGCTTGGTGGATACACTTACCGGTCGGATGAACTCTGTACCTACATTAATGATTATGTGGATGTCAAATATGATCCACATGACATGGCAACAATTTATGTATTCAGGAACGGAAAACAGGTTTGCGAAGCCTATTCACAGGAACTTCTGGTATTTGCTTCGGAGAATGGCGTGGAACAGAAAGCCCTTAAGGAACATCTGGCACGTCAGAAACGTCAGATTGCGGCTGACCGCAAACGCCTGGAAGATGCAAATGTACCATTTACGGAGATAAATGATCAGTGGAAAGGTTTTAATGAAACAACAGGCGGTATCAATCTGATGATCGGTAAGAAGTCCAAGAAAAAGGACAATGTTGTGCAGATGCCGGTGGATAACACATATAAAAATGGATTCCGTGGCGGAAAACAGCAGACAGAACCGCCGGAGGAAAACGAATACATGGCACGTAAAGCAGAGGAAGCATTGAAAGCATTACGAGCGTTATAATCAGAATTTTTGTCACAAATAACAAGAAAGGATGGGAAATTTTATGGAGGCATTAAAGACATATACACAGGAGATAACACTTGCGGAGCGTGTGAATGACATTTTGGCGGAGATTAAAATGACAAAACAGGAGCTGGCAATGCAGCTCAACATTTCAAGATCGGCAGTGAGCCAGTACCTGAATGGTAAATACAGCTCTAACCCGGAAGCAATCGAGGCGAGACTGAGAGATTTCGTATCCAGCTACGATCGGGGTGATGATGTCGTGGAGCGTCCGGAAGCATTTTTAAACCGTGACAGTGAAGTGGTTGGCAGTGTGAAGCCTAAGATTGAAAACTTCGAATCTACAGATTACGTGCAGATCATCGGCGTGTGCCGGAGCTGTCAGGAAGATATGGCACTGGGAATCATCGTTGCAAAATCCGGTTACGGAAAGACACATGCCCTGCGGAAATATGCCACCATGCCGCGAGTCATTTATATAGAAGGAAATGAAACAATGAACTGCAAGGATATCATCCGTAGGATCGAGGGCAAGATCGGAATGCAGCGGAGCTATGGCAGCATTGATGAACGCACAGAAAAAATCATTGAGTTTTTTAATATCAATCAGGGATATCTCATCATCATGGATGAGGCGGACAAGCTTATTAATAAATACACCCAGAAAAAGATCGAGCTGCTCCGCAACATTACGGATGGAGCACACGTTGGTCTTGTGCTTGCCGGAGAACCTATCCTTGAATCGCTCCTTAAGACGTATGATGCACGTTTCGCCAACAGGATGGATTTTTACTATAAACTCCGTGGTCTGTCGGTGGAAGAGGTCAGGGACTATCTGGAGGGGTACGACATCGAGGACGGTGCGATGGAGGAGTTCATCAGCCGGGCACGGAATACACAGACCGGATGTTTCCGACTGCTGGACAGAACGCTGAACAACGTGATCCGTATTCTGAAAGACAGCGGTCAGACAAAAGTAACTATGAAGGTAATCAGTCAGGCATCTAACATGATGATGCTGTAAAAGGGCGGTGATCCTATGAAAAAAGGAATTTTAACGCTGATCATGGCATTAGTTGTTGCGGTGCAGCCGGTGACGACATCGGGAGAACCGGAACAGGATGTTGAGCCGGATCGCATGGAAGAAACGACAGTGGAGGTGCAGGGACAAGTGGTAAGCGGGACAGGAAACAGAGGCAGTAAGATCGTGATCGAATTTGGAAGAGATACAACGATTCCAAAGGAATATCAGGACTACTGCATTGAGATTGGAGAGAAGTATCATATCTGTCCGGAACTTTTAATGGCGATGATCGAGCAGGAGAGTTCCGGAAGGGCAGATGTTGTGAACAGTGCCGGAGACACCGGACTTCTGCAGGTAAATCCGGCATGGCATAAGGAACGGATGGAGAGACTTGGAGTGTCAGATCTGACGGATCCTTATTCCAATATTCTTGTGGCAGCGGATTATCTGGCAGAGCTTTTCAGTGAGAATGACGGTGATATTTATCTTGTATTAATGAAATATAACATGAGACATGAAACAGCAGAGGACATGTTTTATGCAGGAAAGTTTTCAGATTATTCAGTAATGGTGGAACACAGGGCATGGGAACTGCAACAGCTTCATGATGAAAAGGGAGGTCAGTCATGACAAGAAGGATTTTGATTGAGATAGAAGCGGAAGGTTCGGAAGAACTGTTTCCGGAGATCATGAAGCTGGTCATGCAGCATGTGGACATGAACTGCAGGTTCAAGGTTGACCAGAGCATCATCCCGGACATTCTTCCGGGAAGAACTTCTGGAGTAAAGGTACCGGACTTTACGCAGCGTGGAATGAAGCCGTATGAAAAAGGAGTATAGGAAGCATTGCTCAACAATGGAAGGAGCGTGGCAGAAAATGGCTAGTCCTACGATCAGGATGTTATGGGGGATCGCAAAATCCCCTGAACTTGGAATGACAGACGAAGAGCTGCATCTGCTCGTACTGTCACATACAGGAAAAGACAGTATCAAGCAGCTGAACAAAAGGGAACTTGGAATGATGGTGTCCGTTCTGGCAGACATGAAGGATTCAGCCAAAGGAGCAAAGAACCGGAAACGTCAGACCGGGAATCCTGCAACGGTCAACCAGCGGAAAAAGGTCTATAAGCTGGCAGAATCACTTGGATGGACGAAAAAGGCAAGAATAAACGGATTCTGCAGAAAGATGTTCGGAGTGGAGAGTGTGGACTGGCTGAATTACATGCAGTGTTCAGACCTGATCGAAGCTTTGAAGAGCATGGTGGAAAGGAAGGAAAAAGAGGATGGAAAAGCATAAGGAATTGTTGATGAGGCAGCCAGATGGAACGGAAGTGACATTTGAAAAAGCCATTGTGGTTGATGTTCAGGGAAAACATGATGCATCGGTACACTTTTTTAACTGTGAAGCAGAGGATTTTTTAAGTGCCGCATATGCAGTGCTTACTATTCTGGACAAGTTTGGAATAAAAGACGAATTTCTCAGCCTGTACGATGAAAGTTCATCGGATTGCAAGGTCTATGGAGGCAGATACAATGGCGGAGATGAAGATTGTCCGGAATGAGAAAGGCGTATTTTTTGAATTTAAGGA